TTTGGGCAGCAGTTGAAACAAATAACGGTTCAAAAATATGGGACGGAGTAGAGATTGCAAACCCTTTTACTCATAAGTTTTATATAAGATATAGAAATGATATTGAGTTTACGGAATGGGTAGAGTATTCAAGCGAGAAATATAAAATAATTGATGTTGAAAACTTAGATCAAAAGAATGAGTTTTTATTACTAATGTGCACCAAAAAAGGCACGAGTACAAAAAAGGCAAATTATGCTTAGTTTAGAAAGTTCAAGTAAAGCAGTATTAGATGATTTTAAAAAACAACCTAGAAAAGCACAGGTTGGCGGGATGCGTGGGCTTACTTTCGCTGGAAAAATGTTGCGAAAAGAAACACAAAAACAAATAAGAGATAGAAGCCAAAAAAGCGGAAAACTTTATAAATATAAATCAAGATATATTAGGGCATCCGCACCCGGCGAATATCCAGCTAATAGAAGTGGTAATCTTGCTCGAAGCATTGGATTTGATGTTAATGGCTTTAATTTATATTTTGGAGCAAGAAATCCTGCTTTTTATGCAAAATTTTTAGACAAAGGCACGCGAAAAATGCGACCTCGTCCTTTTTTAGATAGAACAGTACAAAAAGAAAAATTAGAAGTTTTAAAAATAGTTGGTAGAGAAATTGAAAGGGAATTACAAAAATGAAAGCACAAGAGATATTTAATCAATTAATAACTTATCTACCATTACAAACTAATTTATTTAATGACATATTAAATGTTTCTTTAACTTGCAATGCGAGCAAAGTCGTGACAGCAATAACGTCAATACCGCACGGACTTATAACCGGGAATGTTATTTGTATTAAAAATGCACTTGAAAAATTAAGTATTGTATCAATTACAAGCTCAAATGGAGTAGCAACGGCTACAACAGCTACTAATCACGACTTAACAATGAATTTTCAATCATCAGTAAATATTAGCGGAGCAGTGCAGTCAGAATATAATGGAATAAAAACATTATTAAGCGTACCAACACGAAAAACTTTTACTTTTGAAATAACAGGAACTCCAGTAAGTCCAGCAACAGGGACTATTTATTTAAATGAATTAAGAGCGGATGGTTATAACGGAATGTTTAATATTACCAAAATTAATGATACTAGTTTTACTTATACAGCTTTGCGTGTTCTAGGAATACAAACAGGAACGGCACAATTAAGTTTAATGCCTAGAATTTTTGTTGCTACAGATATTGAGAGAGTTGTCGAGTTATATTCAGAAAAACAAGACAATAATTATTGTTTATTTATCCAATTAGCGGGAACAACGGCAAGCCGTGATCGAAATGTAAGGTCAGACGCTACTTATGAATATATGAAAGGTAGAGAATATACACAACAATTAATGCAACAATTAAATTTATATATTTTTGCACCAACTACTAACACCAGCAATGCTGGCAATATTATGGATACTATGCAAGATATACGAAAATATTTAATCAATTGTTTAGCAGGATTTAACTTAAATAATTTATACACTAGTAATGAAGAGTGTCTATTAACTTTTGTTAGTGATGATATAGAACTTTATAATGGAGCTTTTTTAGTTTATAGATTTACTTTTGAAACTATATTTGAAATTACAAAAGCAGATATTTTTCATCCATTAGATAGTTTAGCAATAAATAGTTTAGAAATTAATTATCTTAATAGTTATGAAGTAAACGTAAAAAAAGATGTTAAATCTTTTTAAAGGAGAAATAAATGGCACAAAATGTAAATTTTCCAGATACCTCGATTGTGAAACTTCCAGCACAGCAAGAGGTTTTAAATTCAGATCATAAGGTTTTATTTGTAGGACAAAAAGTGGCTGCAGGAACTGCAACAAGTGGAACATTATACACAGAAATTGGAAATGATAACTCTTGGAATACACTTTTTGGAGCAAAATCAATGCTTGCTGGTATGATGCGGTCAGCACGTGAAGAGAACGGCGTTACTAGATTTGACGCAATTCCATTAGATGATGCAACGGGAACGCCAGCAACGGCAACTGTTGCTTTTTCTGGAACTTCTGCCGCAGCATCCGGAACAATTACAATTAGCGTTGGTTCAGTAGTAAATCATTCTTACGAGCTAACAATTGCAGTTAGTGCTACGCCAACAACTATTGGCGATGCCTTGGTTGCAGCGATTACAGCAGATACAAATGCTCCATTTTCAGCGGTAAATACTACTGGAAGTGTTGTTATAACTGCTGCCAATGATGGCACAGAAGCAAACTCATTTTTGCTTAAATATACAGGAACGGTTGCAGGGATTACAACAACACTAACAGGTTGGTCGGGTGGTGCTACAAATCCAACATTAACAACAGTCTTTGCAGTTATTGGCGAAGAAAGATACCAAACCATTGTATGGCCAGCATCTTATGATATTACAGTTGTAAAAACGTTGCTTGGAAATCGATGGAATGTTAGTGGGTCAATTCAAGATGGGGTTTGTATAAGATTTCTTAGCGATAGTTTAGCCAATGTAAAACTTTCAGCTAATACGTTAAATTCACAATCTATTACTACATTTGGTGATAAGGCAGAAAATCAAACAGCATATAAAGGACCATCTTGTGGCGAGTTAAATTATATAAAAGCATCAAAGATTGCAGCGATTAGAGCTTTAAGGCTTACAGCAGACGCTCAAATTTCTAAATACGTAATTACAATAGCTGCAAAAGACCAGTTTGGCGGTCCTTCAATTGCAACATTGCCATATGCTAACACTCCGATTAATAGTCTTCCAGTTATTAGCATCGGTATGGGATGGACACGCACAGAGATTGAAGAGTTAAAAAATAATGGTGTTTCAGTTATTGGTAATAATCGTGGGAATACTGGTATAATAATCGGCGAGACTATTACGTCATATTTAACAGATTCAGCTTCAAATCCTGACATTACTTATAAATATCTAAACTATGTAGACACGATTTCTAATGTTGCAGAATATTTTTATAATAATGCAATAAACGATTTTAAACAAACAAGATTAACAACAGGAAGTTTGCGGCAAGGTTTTGATATTAACAATCAAAAATCAATTTTTGCAGCGTTTGTTGGATATTATCAAGCATTGACTGGCGAAGTTTATTTGCTTTTACAGGATGGAGAGGATGCTTTAAATTTCTTTAAAAGTAATTTAAGTGTAGTAATCGATATGAGTGTTGGAAAGGCAACTATTAGTTGTAAGGTTCCAATTATTACACAATTAAGAACAATTGTAGCAACCGTTCAAGTTGCTTTTGATTTAGAATAAACAGGAGGATTTAAAAAATGGCAATAAAGAGATTATCAAGTCCCGAGATTGTATGGAATAATGAGCCTATTGATATAATTATTAATTCATTGACATATAAAGATGGTTTAGGCGAAGATATTGTAGCAACTGTTGCTAATGGGACGAATGTTAGCACTATTATTTCTAAAAACCTTGAAACTGCAAAAGGTATGGTAAAATTTTCAGTTCCAGCAACATCAGAGAACGCTACTCGTGTTAGGGCTCGTAAAATTGGAACTGGAACAAATGTTATTAAAATTTCAGATAGCTCTAGTGATTTTTCTCGAACATTCACAGCTATGACTTTAATTACAGACCCAGAAGTTCAAATGCAAAGTGAAGGCGTTATAGAATTAGAGTTTGAAGGAAACCAATCAGTATAAAAAAGGGGGATTTATGAATTTTAAAACAAGTTTTGAGTATGAGTTAAAGTATCCGTTTGAGTATGCAGATAATGGACAAACTAAAAATGCAAAAACATTAACAATATCAGCACCTCGTGGAAATGTTAGAAACTATACTTCACAATTAAAAGAATTGTTAAGAGACACTTCTAATATTGATTTGAGTAAACTACCAGCACAAAAAGAAGATAATAAAAACGCAAAAGAAGAGAAAATGGATACTGCTGAAAAAGTAATTCAAAATTTAACTTTACTAAAAAATCTTGCGAATGCGTCTAATGTTTTACGACAAATTTTAATTGAAGGTATAGGCGACAAAGCTAATTGTCGGATTGATGGAACTATAAAACTTACAAACTCATTATATAATGATATTTCAGATGAAGATATTGATAACATTTTAGGTGAATATTATCTAAATTTTATGACTACTTCCCTCAAAATATAGCTAATTTTGAAAGGGAAGTAGCAACTTGTTTATATCTTTATCGTGGCGGAATTTCTTATTCTGAAGCAATGGATATGACAATACCTGAATTATTAGGCTTTATGAAAAATACTGAATATATTTATAAAAAATATGAAGGTGCAAAATGAACTATAATATTAATTATTTATATACATTAAGAGATAATTTTCGCTCTAAAATTGACACAATAAATAATAAAATAAAAGAAAATGCAAATGCACTAGATTCTGCACAAAGGAAAATGAAGTCATTCGGTAAAAGTACTGAAGATATTGGTAAAAAAATGGCTTTAAGAGTATCTGCTCCACTTATTGCATTCGGTGCTATTGCTCTAAAAAACTGGGGTGAGCAAGAGCAAGCAGTCGCACAAGTAAGAACGGCTATATTATCAACTGGTAATGCAGCTAAGTTAACACTTTCAGAAGTACAGATTGAAGCTAAAAAATTACAAAAAAATACAATTTTTGGCGACGATACTATATTACAAGGTGTAACAGCACAATTATTAACTTTTACTAATATTTCAGGTAATAATTTTAAAAAATTACAACAAGCAACAGTTGATGTTACTAGTCGACTTTATGGAGCTAATG